GTGGTGTAATCTAACCCATTCCATTACCGCTTGAGCTCCTGACGGTGTAATAGGATCAAATAATGTCATTGAAATTGTATTCCAAAGAGTTTTACCTTTAACGTATCTTGCAACGTTAATATGGTTTAATTGAACTGTTCCTTGAGTTAATGATACAGCTCCAACTCCTTTTATTTGGTAAGAAGGAATTCCATCAACATATAAGATAAATCTATTTTGTTGCTTTGGCTCAAAAGCTGTGTAAAATATTTCGTTTGGGTCTAATATTGCCATTTTATCTAATTATTATTCTTGTTATAAATATTCTATTTTTATTTTTTTACGCTGGGAATTCAACTCCTGTTGGCAGTACGTTGAAATCCAATATTATAAATTCAGCTGTTTTAGTTGGTTGTAAATAAATTGCACCTACTAATTCATTTCTATCAATTACATCTGGTGTATTGTTAGTTTCATTCATTACAACTTTAAACGCATATAATCCTTGTCTTTGTTGTACTGACTCTAAGTAAGGGTTAACTTGGCTTAAGAAATTATTTCTTGTAGCTATTGTATTTTGTTCAAATACTAAGTTATCTGATACTTGTGTTATGAAGCTTTTTAATGTAATTAATAATCTTCTAACATTTACTCTATCTAAAGCACTTGCTTTAACTTGTAATGTTTTCTGTCCAAATACTACAACTCCTCTTCCTGGGAATGTAGCTATTGGGTTTACATTAGCACTATATAAAGTATCTCTGTTACCTGATGTTAATTTTCTCTCAGCTCTAATTACGTTACCTAGCGCACCTCTAATTAAACCTGCTGGTGCGAACCATGGTTCCGATGAAGCATCAGTAAATGAATATACACCCGGTATAAACGCAGAAGCTGGCGACCAAACTGTCTGACCACTTGTTGGGTCTATTGATTGTAACCAAGGCCAATAAGTTGCAGCATAACTTGAATCAAATGCTGTTGAACTATTAACTGTAGCAGCTACTGTACTTCCATATTTTGATACATCAATTACAGCTATACAATCTTGTCTATTTTCTGCTAATGCTACTAAAGAATTAACTTGTGTAACATGAGCTGCATAAGTTGAATCAGCCATTAATCCTGGAGCAACTATTACATTAAAATTATATTCATCTTTATTATTTAATAAAGAAATTGATTGTGAATAATCTGTTGGTGTTAAACCTTGAATATTTGTGTTAGAAATATTTTGGTTAAATTTAGCTGGTGAGGTAGTTGCTTGGATATTATATCCTGAAGCACCTGCAAATGAACCTGAACCTGCTACTGGTATAAATTCTTTATAAGAAGTTAATACACCATCAAATGAACCACTTGATGGAACACCATTATTATCAAAGAAATTAGGTGTTGGAAGTAATACTTGTTTTACTGAAATATATTTACTTTTGTTAACATAGCTTCCTGAAGCTTGAACATAAAAATCAGTACCATCTTGTCTAATATTAAATGATTGGTTACCTATTACCTTTTCGATATAGTTGGCAGCAAACGGATCTAAAGATAATTCATTCCAAGTTTCTAATATTGATTTTTGATTAGTTGTATCATTACCTTGTCTTACTATTAAAGAGAAAGTACCTGAACCAGTATTAACACCTGATATTTCCCATCTGATGTTATCTAATGAACCTGAATCTAAAGTACCACCTGCAGAATCATCTGATTGGTAATTGTTCATTATAGCTCCTTCAGAAATTGTTTGGATTTGTAATGATTCTGAAGTTGCTGTATTTAAAATACCTGAGTTATTAGGGCCTGCTGTACTTCCTGAAGTAAATGCGGAAGTAAACTCACCATGAGTAACTCTAGTAACTAAAAGTGACGTGCCACCTTGTCTAAAATAGTTATTTGCTGCAGCAGCAGTTAAGTATCCATACTCTCTAGAAGCACTTTCAACAGTTGTACCAAATACTGCTTGGTATTCACTAAAAGAAGTAACTAGTGTAGGGATTTCAACTGGACCTTTAACAGCTGGACCTATAATAGCGGCACCAAATTCGACGGGATTTTGCTGGATAAATGATTGATCATTTTCTCTTGCTAATACACCTGGAGATATTAATGTTTCTGCCATTTTCTTATATTAAATATTTTGTTATTTATTTTGTTATAAATATGAGAAATTATTTCAAAAATTTACTTTATTGGAACTATTTCTCCTGTTTTTAAATTTATATTACCACTACCATACTTATCTTCTAATTCTTTAGCGGTATTATTTTGTTCTTTTTGAAGTTTTTTAAATTCCTTAAATAACTCCTCTTTTTGTTCGTTTTGAATCATCTTATTTAATTCGATGTTTCCTAAACTAAATATTATCTCATTATTTTTTGTTTGGTAACTATTTAATAATGAAACTTCTTCTTGCGATAACTTATTTGACATAATATTTTATATTTGGTTATAAATATATCAAAAAGTTATTAAAATTAATTTCTTTTTCTACCGTTTGTTGTAGGATTTCTTAATGATTCAATATCCCTCATATCACGAACAACTTCATTAGTAATAGTAACTTTTGCTCTAGAATTATATTTTTTTAATGAATTAAGTTCTTTTTGTATCGTATCAGGTATAATGTATCCTCTTAATCTAATACCAAAAGTACCTTTAACTAATCTATCTTGATTTTGTACTAATTCAGTTGCAGTAGTAAAAGAATCAATAAATGCTCTAAATTTAAATCTTTCTGGATTGCCCCAATATGCATCAGAAGCGTATTCACATGCTTCAATTATTTTGTTTAATTGAGACATATAATAAGTTTGAATTAAACAACTATACTCTAATGTAACATAATCAGGTTGAGCAACTGCGTGAAAAACATCTACTGGTTTTCTATTATTTAAGGTGTAAAAATTATCATAAAAATTATTTGCACTATAACTTTTTTGCCAAACACCATATAAATTTGGAGAATTAGCATCTAATTTATTTGCAACAGATCTATCTTTTGTTACTGTATCTCTTTTAATTACAATTATAGGTAACATAATAGCACCTGATTTATCTCTATAATACCCATCTCTTTGAAATGATTTCCATCTTTCAGGGGCACCATAAATTACAGGTACTTCTCTTCTAGTACCATTTTGCATTACAAAAGGTTTGATTACATTTTGAAAATAAAAAAACACTGCCTCATCTAAATCCTGGATACCAACTGAGTATTGTTTAGTTGTATCCTCTTTAAAACTCATTTGAGTTGATCTATTATGTTCTATTCCTGTTGCTTGTGCATTAGCATTAAATTTTTCATCTGCGGCATTTGGATTACCAACATTTCCTCTGTCTTCGATTCCCTTAAAAGCTTGTTGCTTTTCTAGACTTAATTGTCTTTGGGTTTTTGGTATGGGTTTTCTAGGTCTTGCCATTACATTCGTTCTTGATATGGTGAAATTGCTACTTTATCAGCAGGTATATAATAAGTTGAAACTAATACTGATAAATTATTACCATAATTTTCTAATCCTGGGTTTAGTGGGTTTATATTATTTGGATAAGATGGATTTTTTCCTCCCCAATATTGGTTAGCAACTGTACTTTGTACTCCATAATATCTTTCTTGATATAATATAATATCACCTACTCTTATTAATATGTCCGCATCTTTTAAATCATCTCTAAAGAAATAAAACTCAATTGGTTGTCCAAATTGTACACCTTCTATATTTTCAGCATATTGTTCATTTGTTCTATTTATAAGAACATTAAAAATAAAGGGACCATCATAGTATTTTTCTTGATCAGCTTCACCATATAAATTAACTTTTGTTTCTTCTAATTTAAATTGGTAAACAGAACATTGTTGAGTAATGATGTTACCCATTAATTCTCTATTAAGTTTTCTTACTAGAGACATGTCCCTAGCTGTAGTGAACATTGCCATGTTATCCTATATAAATTGTGTAAGGAACCTGTTGTAGCTCAGTCATTTTAGCTTCTGCTTCAGATGCCCTACGATTTAATAATGCTTGTCTTGATGTTTCATCAAAATAATTTCTTAATCTTTCAATTAAAGCTACTTTTTCTGCTGTTGCGGCTGAAATTAAATCACCTTGGTTTAAATTAACTTCCGCATTTGGTATAGGTATACTAGCATATTTTCCTCTAACATAACCTAACATTTCTTTAGATAATGCTAAAGTCATTTCAAATATCCATTGTCTACCAATTGAATTAATATAATCATAATTTGGGTTAGCATAAGGAGCATTTGAAACATTAGTAACTCTATCTGGAAGGTTTTTAACTGAACCTTTTATTCTTTCATCTCTAATAATATATTGGAACCAAATATTACCTGCTCCACAAGTATATTGAATATCACCACTATTTAATTTAATAGTAAGATCATTAGATACTGTTCCAAATCCAGCACTTTCTAGTGATTGAGAAGTAACTGTTATTACTTCATTTTTAACATAATTACTACCAGTAGCAACAACTGTAACTTTTGAAATTTTAAGTCCGGAAGAAGTTATTTCTGCAGTTGCACCACTACCAGATACTCCAGTTAAAGCAAAAGAACCAGAAGTTTGATTAACTGTTGTTGTTGGTATTGTACCAGTTAGTGTTAAATTTCTTCCTTTTCTTAATTGTCCAGTATAATTTTTATCTCCATTAGCTGTTGGTATTGGAAATACTCTTAATTTATCATTATGAATTTCAAAGCTATAATTGCTTCTTCTTACCATTTGATTCATTTCAATTGCCTGAATAACTTGCATATCATAATTTAATGGCATCATTAAGAAACCAAAATCTCCACCAAATCCACCTACACCAGCAATACCAGCAGCAATTGCACCACCAAAACCAAATCCATTATAAGGTGATAAAAATAAAGCAGAAGCAGGATAAGGTGGTTCATAAAATACTTTTTTAACTTCAATACCAAATTCAGCAGCTGATCCGGTAATGTCATTATCTACCATAAAAGTTGAAAAATCATAATCTTGTCTTCCAGCTTCTAAAGCAAAAGAACCAGAATACCAAGGTACATTTCCTCCAGAACCAGCTTCAGCACCATACATTTCTGTAAGTCTAACTATCGGTTCAAAAGAAGGAGTAATTAAAGATTGGGTTAATACTGAACTAGTTGGTAAACCTTCTAAAGTTAATTGATTATCTCTAACTTTATAGGCATATAACTCATTACCATAAATAGTAACAGCTTCTTCAAATGCGGTGTAAAAGGATCCTGATTGTAATTCAACATCAACTAAAGGATATCCTAATCTTTTAGCACAAAAATCAGCTACTTTATCAGCGTCTGTTTGAAAATCTGCTTGTGCATCATAGAATCCAAATGGTGTATCCCCAGAACCTGAAGCAAAAGAACTTGAACCCGGCCAAATTGGTACATTCATACTAAATTATTTTGTTATAAATATTAAAAATGGTTTTATTATTATAAATATAAAAAAAAAGCCCCGCAATGCGGGGCTAATTTTGTCAATCAAAGTTAACTATTGATTATAGTGTGTTTAAGCCACTAACTTCAATTTTACCATAGAATTCTGGTCTAACCATTTTCTTCGCATATCTAGTTAACAATCCTTTTCTAGGCACGAATGTGTCTGGATCGTATACTAATGGAGTCATGATTAACGGAATGTATGGAGCAAATACTGCACCACTTTCAAGGAATTGACCTCCTCTAAATCCTAATAAGATTACGTTAGTAGTCATATAAGGGTTTTTGTATACTTTATATCTACCATTTAATTGGCCGACTTTTTGTACACCGAAAGCGTAGTTCATCTTAGCTGCATCACCATCAGAATCAGCTGCAAATCCTGGAATACTTTCTAGGATAGTAGCTACTGTTGGAGAACATACTAAGAAGTTAGCACCACCTCTAAGAGTTTTCTGGTGGATAATGTTACTTAACTTTTGGATTTTAGTTCCTAAAGTTTGGAACCATTGTCCTTGAGAGTTATAGAACCCTAAGTCAGTTGTAACACCGTTACCAGTTGTAGAAGTAAATGCTACGTTATTTTGAGCAGACCATACTTCAGTTCCAGCTCCAGCTGCGTTAATTAACATACTTAAGATCTCTAAGTCAATTTCTAATGAAATGTACTCACTTAAGATTGAAGTTAATTCAGCTTCAGCATCTAATGCATGGTAAGCGTTTAGGTCTTGAGCGAACTCAGGAGTCCAAACAGCTTTTAGCTTTTTAGTTTTAGCAACGATTGCAGATGATTTCATCTGTACGTTGATCTCAGGAATTACCTGCTCTGGGCAGCAACCTTGACCACCTGAACCAGTTATAGCGCCATTAGCACCAGCTCCTTGGTTGTTGTTGTCGTTAGGTTCTGGGTTTCCAGCTTCAAAATCACCTCTGAATCTATCAGTTGGTTGTAATGAAGAAGATACTGTAAATAAATCTGTAGTATCTGAGTTTGGTAGATAAGATGCTGAAACTACAAATGCGATTGTAGAACCACCGTTATATCTACTAAATGCTGGTAATTGCATACCACCATCTCCTGATCCAGCTATGTTATAAGTTGAACCTGAATAGATTCCAAATGACTTAACAGCCCATGGATCTACAAAAGGAATAGATGATGTATTGAATGTTACTACTCTCCAGTCAGCAGCTATTGCAGCAGCAGAACCAGAATAGTTAGAATCAAAATCAAAGTCAGACCAAGAACCTGATACTACATCAACAGATGTAATAATAGAACTTGTAAGTTGAGTAGAATATGAGAATCTACCTGCACCATATAGTCCGCCTTCGTTTGTGTTTCCAAATGGATTTAATGCTGAAGATCCATTTCCATAAAGGCTATCGCCTGAACCGAAAGGAGCTTTATCATTACCATATTGGAAATCTAGGAAGAATACTAGTCCAGAAGGAAGGTTCATTGGTTGAACGCTAACAAATTCCTTTGCAGCGATTTGACCAAATACTTTTCTTACTAATGGAAGAGCAACTCCTGCCCACTGACCACCGATATTAACAGCAGTCTGGCTTTGGAAAGTACCAGTAGAAGCAGCGCCTCCACCTGTTTGTGAACTTTCCACAACAAGTTGTTTAGCTTGGTTTTCAAGAATAATACCCATGTTATTTTTGTGAGTACCATCTAAACCTTCTAAAAGACCTGTTTTTTCCCATTTTCCAGCTAATTTAGCTGCGTCACTCTGCATTGAGTGGTATGGGTTTGCACTTTCTAATAAAGAATTTAAACTCATCGTTTTAAATTTAATAGGTTAATAAAATTTTTAAATTAATCCCGCTAGCTTACGCATACGGTTGTAAACGTCATTTGACTCAATGATTGGTTGTTTTGAAGCTTTTGGTTCTAAACCTGTAGCTTTACTCGCAGATCCTTTAATTGATTCATTAACTACAGATTTATCTAATAAACCTTCTGATAATGTTTCAAAAATTGTTTTAGCTTGTCTTACATCCTTCGCTTTGTCAAACGCCTTTAATACCTTAACTTTTTTTCCTTCAGTTAAGTTTTTAGCTTTAAAGATTTTGTTTGTATAAAGAAGCTTAGCGTTTAATAAATTAACCTCATTAAGTTCAGCTTTTAATTCATTTACAGAATTAATAGCTTCCTCAAGATCTTCTTCCATCTTACGCATTTTTTCGGTTTCACGTTCAGGTTCTGATTCAGCGGAGAATTTTCCACCTTTTCTTCTTTCAGAATCCCCTCTACGTTGTACTGGATTAGACATTTCTTCTTTTTTAACGTCGTCTTCTTCGTACTTTTTACCGTAGCCTTCTTTCACATCCTCGTCTTCTTTGGCCTCGTCGATTTCTACGTCTACGTTTACATCGTCTTCAACTTCTACGTCTTCAACGTCTTCAACTTCAACTTCGTCTTCAACGAATTCATCGCCTGGCTCAATTTCGCCATCGATGACCATGTCTTTAATGACATCTTCGATAAATCCTTTAAGGTCGTCTTCAGACATATCATCTAGATCAATTTCTCTATCATCCATGTCTTCTTTTTCGTCCTTCATTCCATCAAGGTAACCTTCTTCCTCAGCATCAGTTCGAGCATCTTCTTTAACGTCGTCTTTGTCCTCAGATTTTTTCATTTCCTCGTCCATTTTCTTGTCGTCTTTCTTCTCGTCTTTTGCTTCGTTAACGTCTTTAGGTTCGTCAGCTTTTAATTTCTTAAGCTTTCTTTCGTTATCTTTGATGTCTTTTTCAAGATCTTTTATATGATCTCTGTCATCTCTGATAGCGCCTTCCATACGTTTTTGTTCTTCTTTGTTACCTTTTTTAGAATCGTGTTTTTTGGCTTCATCGAGTTCATCGAGTTCAGCTAATAGTTCATCTAGATTGAGTTCTTCATCCATTTCTTCTTTTTCTTCCTGAACGGTAGACTTTCCAACCTTGTGAGGTACTGGATTTACAGGTCCACCATCGGCGTCCATTTCGTAAGACGGAGAATTCTTTCTTCTGAAACTAACAGCATCCATCTCGTCTAGATCCTCTTTGTCCTTTTTCTCATCTACTTTTTCTTTGTCTTTAGAATCCATTTTCTCGTCAACGACGTCTTCTTTAACTTCGTCTTCTTTGTCCATTTCATCTAGCTTTGCAGCTAACATTGATTTTAAGTGAGGAGTAAAGGCTTCTTCAAGAGCTAGTTTAGCATTCGCTATTGCTACTTCTTTTACAGACTTAGCGTCAGCAATTGCTTCAGTTAGCAAATCTCTGTTTGTTGCCATAATCCCAAAATTTAGTTTGTGAAATACGCTTATTCATGAAGCGTAATAGAAAATTTTACTTAATTCGACACCATATAGATAGATGGTGTATTGCGGTTATACGTATATGAATATTTATTAAAATTACACTACTGGGCAAGAACCTTTAGAACAAAGTATTTCTGTTACTATTTGGTTTATTCTAGTATAATCGTATATTTGTGGTGCTTTTCCTTCTTTAATAATTTCATGCATATAAGAACCTGGGTTAGAAGGAGTTGAAACAAAATCCCAACAAAGTAACTCAAAATCATCTTGTACTTCCATTACTCCACCTATATCTTGGAGTGAACCCATACCTCTAGATGATACACCTACTGTAACACCATTTTTTATTAATTCTTTTAAAATATTACCTGAAGGAGTAGGTAAAATTTCTATTTTACCTAAAATATTATCTCCATCCCACCAATAATCACTAACAAGATGAGATACATTTTTTAAATTAACAACTGAAGATTCAGGATGATCTAATTCACCCATTGAACGTCTTTGTTCAATAAGTTCTTTATATTTATCCATTTCTCTATTCCATAAATCTTTAGAATAATAGCGACCATTACCGTTTTTTACTTCGGCAGTGGCTAATACACCTTCAACCATTAAATTTCCATTTTCTTTACTGATGTTTTCAGTAATTTGGGTTGGAGAAATTTTAACGGTATGAGTTTCTATAAGTAATTGTTTGTTACTCATTCTCGTCTACCATTTCTTGTTTTTGGAATTTTTTACCGGCAGATTTTTCATAAACTTTTTCCATTTTAGCTTTTCTTTTTTCTAAAAGTTTAATTTCTCTCTGCATTTCTTTCATTTTTTTCTTATCAACTAATTCTTTTAAATTATCATCTTCATTAATTGAATTAATTCTTTCAATTTTTTCATCAATATGATCATGTAAAAATTCAAGTTGAGCCTCCATTTTTGTTATTTCAGAAGCTTTTCCTATTTCAGCTAATTTTGTTTCAATAGATTCTTTTTTAGGTTTTTTCTT